TTTGACAACTAAAACAAAATGTATTTCCATCATCATACACAGCCTTCGCATCAGATGAGCCACATACTTCACATGGCTCATGTCTTAAAAATTCTGCGGTCATGGTTTTAACCAATCGACTGGTATGCAGTGTGCCGCGCACCAGAGTATTCCGTATCGCTCACACCATTTCGCATAAGTTGTTTTGCTCTTCTTAGAGATACGTTTGTAAGGATCCTGAAAGACCATGCGAAGGTCGATGTCAGGATTGTCCTTGATGACTTGTCTCATCTTGCGCCTACTGGGTGGGTCCCAATAACCTTTCACTTCAAGTACCACTCCGTTGCTTGGTAATACAAAGTCAGGAGTGTATTGATGTTCAATAGTATAAGGGTAGGACGTTTCCTCGTATTCATAGTCAACGCCCAGTTGTACCAATAGATCAGCTACTTTCTCTTCAAGTCCTGATCGGAACCCCATTAGAAGTCGTCTTCGACTGAAGCTGGTGCAGTGTCAATTATCTTGACGTTAGGATCTTGTGTTTTAAATCCTGCTGTACTACCGAATAAGTCGGCTGCTCCCTGTTCGTCTAGGTCTCCTGTGTCTACGCCTACTTCTGATTGTACACTTACAATCTGTACTCCAGATAACTTAAGTGATGTACCATAAGTAACGCCATCTTTTAATATGTATGGTTTCTGGGTAAATCCAAGTTTAACTTTACTTCCTGAATATACTGGTGTGCTCTCGTCCTTGATAGGTGTTCCTTCTGTATCTACGACAGGTGGACGTTTCTCCTCAGCCCAAGAAAACTTGATAAGATACTTACCATCACTAACTTCTTCCCATGGGGTAGGTTTTAGTAGTGATCTCTTTGGGTTTCTTAATTTAGACTCTGCCCATTTTAAGCATTCGCCTCTCTCAGTCTCTAGTTTAGAGATTAGTTCTTCTCCAACTAGGGCTTTTAATGAATAGCCAAACTTGCTTGGCTTTAACACAGCTTGAAATCCTTCTAAGGTTACAGGCTCGGGTGTTACGTGTATGTTTCTCATTTTTAACAAAAGAAATATGTGGAATCAATTACCTCGGACGCATGTAGGTCTCCGATAATCGGTGGTTCAGTCTCTGCACCTATTGCTAAGGCAAAGTCTGTTAATGGTTCATGCTCTGCGAACAGACGCATGTATGTTTCTCGTACAATCGTTGATAGTATGCACATATCAGTAGCTCTACATAGAACTGAGTCATGTATTAGAGCTATCGGTTTATCAAATTGACTTGCTGCAAAGTGAAGCAGCGAAGCATCAAGTGAATGAATCAGGTTAGGAGCTGTAGCGTTCTTGTGATGTTTTAAATCTACGCCCTTCTCTGCACCTTGGACGTGTAGTTCACATCGTCCCATTAACTGTGTTTTTATTCTCACAGGTTTTTCGTACTTCATCAAGTGTTGTACAACAGGAAATCCAGATGGTGTTGTCCATTTAATTTCTTGTGCACCTGATCTAATAGCACGTGAGATCTCAGTCTCTATCCATTTCATCACTTGCATCGGACCCGGAACGATGATATTCATGGCGTCCCTGACAGCCTTTACACATTGTGTTAGTTCTTCTTTGTCAACTTCTACACCTTTCTCTGTAAATGCGTCCCTGATGTACGATCTGTTACTAAAAGGCTTAGCATTGTAGGGTATAGTCATAACGCAACGCTTGGTTACTTTCCTATCCCAATATGGTCTAAGTCTTTGAGGTATGTGGTCTACGCTTGTTTCTGCGATAAGTTTATAGGCGTCTTGTGGTTTGTTTGAGCCGACCACATTTACAATTTTTGCTGTTGATTTATCTTTAGCTAGTCCAGCTAAGATTTGTAAGCCACTGCAAGTAGCGTCGATTGCGACGGGCAAGTGTGTGTGAAAGCGATGCTCAAAGTGTAGCTCGCAATACTCACAACATGCAGCTAAGAATTGCCATGGCTCGTCTGCATTCTCCCAATCAGCTATGTTGTCGATAGGGTTATAGAATACACGAGTAACTAAGTCATAGTTTTCTGGCTCATCTATCCATGCAATACGCTCTTCCATTGTAGCTTTGTCAAGTCCGTATGTAGTGGCAAGTTGAAACTTAATCCACTTCATACCCTGTGCATTTATTCTAGCACCTTTAGCAAACGACAGTAAACTTTTTCCAAAGTCTGTGTCTTGTGGTGTTAGGAATGCTGGTATAGGATACACTCTACCTCTGTAGTCAAACGACCAAGGGATAAAGAAGTCTACGTCCTTGAATTCTCGTACACAAGTCATAGTCATACGTGTACGGCAGGACTTACGAACTTCGGCAGCCTGAAGGTTTAATGCATTGGTTTTACTACGCTTCCATTCCTTACGCGATTCAACGTTTGTATCAATGTCAAATGGCTTAGGTGGTACCTCGTGGTGAGTTATAGGTTTAAACTTTCCTACAGCTATACCTCTAACTTCTAACTCCTCCGCTACCTTAACTATATAAGGGTTTAACTTGTATTTTACCTGTTGAATACGGTTAATAAAGTTGTAAGGTATTTCCCCCTGTATAAGGACGCCATCGCTCCGACGTATGAATTGATGACACTTAGTTAAATCATTTAGATAATAACCGCCGTCTTGTAGAGCGTGCCAATTACGTGGAGGGATAAGCATAGGCTTAGCCAGTGGGCTAAATGCTTCAGCCATTCGCATGATTTCATCTTTGTGTTCAATAAGTTTTTCAGAGGGGCTAAGTATGTTTATAGTCTTCCTACCTTTACGCACTAGCTCTTTCTCGAACCAGCCAGATTTCTCACACAAGCAGTCGATAAGCCACGTGCCTACTTTTATTTTAGCATTTCTAGCCCACGCTACCCATGGTGTGATGTTCTGTTTATGCATAAGAGTTTGTATGCTCTTACGTTTGTACTCTGTACCCTTGGCTTGATGCCAATAGTTTCTCTTCAACGTAGCTAACAAGGCTGGCGCTTCTTGTTCGTAATAGTTCATCTGGCACTCAGCTTCACAGGCTGCACCTACAGCTAACGCAGTAGTTGTTATAGCTTGTTGTTTCTGACGTGGTGCAAACACATGATCGAATACAACCTTGCATGTAAGCAAAGCCTGTACCTCTGTCATTACAGGTACAATGTATCTAATGATTATGTCCATATCTCTACCAGCACTTGACTTGTACTTTTCTTTTTTCTCATCTATGTATGCGATTAGATCGGGCATTATTCCCGTTACACATGCTGAGCCATAAACTGTGGCACTGGCGTATATCTTCTCCTCAAGTTTGTCTGTGTTCTTGCGAAGTTTATCCAGTCCACCTCGTATTTGTCCACGCTCGAACGCTTGTTGCTCGTCGATCTGTTCTTGAGTTAGCATTTAGATTAGTAGATTTAGGTGTTGTCGTCTCTTACTTGCTCACGCATTATAGCAATGAGTTCATCTTTGTGTGGGTGATTATCAACAAGTAATTTTAATTGCTGATATCTACGTTCAAATGTCTTTTTTGTCATTTGGATTATTGAAGTCAATGTTAAGTGGATTTGGAATCAGGTGATACACACCTTCATCTGTTGCTAATGTTATGTGTGTATTTCTACCTATTTCTTTCTTAAGTCTTTGCTTGGTGTGGTGCTCGGACTTGTATGTATGCTCTTCAATCTTGCCTGTGTCCTTGTTTTCTATCCTGATTATACCAAAATGTGAGCTTGGTAATTGATAACCATGTATCTTCCACTCTTTTAACTCTTCGTATAACATTTCAGGAAAGTAACTAGCAGGGCATTGCCTGATAGCTTCCCAGTTGTTCGGGTAATACTTGCGTTTCATTTTAAATGTATTTGTGTAACGTTTAATAAACTGTAGTCGTGTGCTACTACCCAGTCAAGAGCATAGTAAGCGGCATCTTCGTCATCTCCTGCCCAAGTAAACAAGTAAGACTTGTCTTCGGGCTTACCTCTGATGCAGTAGTCAATTTTGTAAATCATGGGGTACCTATATATCACAAGTTGGAATACAGGCACCTTCTAGGCGATTCTGAGAGGACTTAATTGGCTTAAGTATGGTAAAATCCTCTTTTTTGACCATTGTCTTGCAATGTGAGCAAGTCATGGCTGTCCATGCGAGATGATAGACAGACTGCACATAATGACAATGTGGACACTGTAGTGCGTCACCATGGCTGCGTGAGACACGTGTGTGTGAAGTGATTGGTTGGAAGCTTAACATATAAAGTGACCCTCGCATGAGAATTGCCAATGGAATGGATACATTGTACCGTATTCCTTTGCAACACGTTTGTCTATGATCTGGGCTATTGCGTCTCTGTCTTGGTATGTAAGGCAGTCAGCAACGTTGATGTCCTTGGTACGGTGCATCTTTTTGTTATGTTCTTCTGCCTGTTGCATGAGGTCGTCGTATTCCATTACTCTTCCTCCTGTCTATCTTTTAAGACAGCAGTAATCTCAACGAATCGTTGTTGACATTGTTTTATAACCTCTTGTGCTTGGTTATGTCTGTTAATAACTTCTTGCTGCTCAGCTTGTAGCTCTTCAATTGTTGGTTTAGTCATAGGATGGGTTCTCCTTCGGGTGATAATGCTACAGTATAATCTATTGTAGGTGAATGGTCAAGAGTGTCATCAAGTGCAATGTTACCCATGATGCCAGTCCTTAATGCTGTCCAGAGTTGCTTTTCTGCGTCTTCAGGACTATCAGCTACTACATGATAGTAGTCTCTGCATGTCTGTGTGACACGTATCTCGTAGTTAGTCATGCTATTAGTGGATTAGGGTTGAATAGTTCGTCGGCTTCCTGAGCGTCCTTGCATTCCATGAGGTTGGTGTACTCTTCATGTGATGTGCTAAGCTCTTGAAGCTTTTCAAATAACTCTTGTGCTGAGTATTTGTACATTGCGTCTTCGCCTAGTATGACGTCGCATACGTTGATGACAAACCAGTGCTTGAGCATTGGGTTATCCATTAACCCTCCGTCCACGTCGTAGGCGTCTACGTTCGTGCGATAGTGATGGCATTCCATGATGCCGTCTTTGTCTGGGTCGGGTATTGGTCCGAATTGAAAAGTCATAGTGGGTGAATGAACTGTTAGTAGTCTAATTGGTAATGGTTACATCTGTGGATATTTGTTACAATTCTTAATATGATGGGTCGCCGTCTGGTTCTGGGTAAGTTGGTACGTCCTTGCGGTTGGTCTTAGGTTTAGTCTGCGTCCCTGCGAATATGTGTGTGAATGATTGTGATGAGTGTGCGTCCATGTGTGTGATATGATTGTGA